CAGCAAAACCTGCCTTACGCAATGATTTCCAATACTCATGCAACCCGATGCAATAAGCATCCAGTTTAGAGTAGCCCTGCTCCTCTAGTGCCTTTGTCGGTTTTCTTGCCATGACAGAATTATCGCTCTAGTAAGATGTTATAGATCTCATCGACACGCTGATTGAGTCGCTTGATCTCAGATAGAAGATGTGTAATGACATAACCAGCCAAGCCACCAATGATGCCAATGGTTGCTATGTAAAGAGTGAAGAAGTCCTGCTGTGTCACTTTTTATCTACCGCGTCAATTCCTGCTTCAACTGCATCGACCACGATGTCAGCAACTGACTTCTTGGCACGATAAGACTTGATCGCTTGGCGCAAAGCAGGGATAGCCACTACTCCCATTGCTCCAGCGATGATCATTTGTAGATTACTCATGTGAGGCTCCTAGCATAGGTACTTGAAAAAAAGTCGAGTCATTGTCAGCTTCTTTCGTAAAGCTGAAATGCGCGTGGTGGTCGTGTGGTGAGATTCCATCGTATTCTCGCCAAGCCCATGCCTTTTTACTGGAACAGATTCGCTTGTTGAAAATAATGTAGGCAATGCGCTTTTCAGCACCAGACTTACATAGGAGTCGAATCTGATCAACAAGATCGGGCATGAGGTCGGGTTTAGGCTTCCCTGTGAGATCACGATCGCAGTCCCAAGCACGAACCCAGCCTTGTTCATCTGGATTATGATCAGACTTGCGCGCAGCGTGTCGTGTATCACCGACTGTTCCATCCGAACGGCGATCACGATCTGGGTAGGAATCATCTACCTGTGTTCGCAGTTGGACTAAGGCTTTACTTAGTCTTGGCTTCATTCGCGATCAGTTCGTCATAATTTGCTTTAAGCATTGAAGTGAATTCTCCATTACCTCGATCAATAATGACGTATTCTTCATCATGTTCATTTGTAATAAAAGTTACTTTGTCCATTGTCATCTCCTATAGTTCCGCATTAAAGCCAAGGTATGCCGAAGCAGAAGCATTAGCCATTAAGAAATAAGGTCGTTGTCCAACTGCCCCACTAGAAACATTTGCATCTATAGAACTTAAACGGCTGCCCGCTTGATCAAAAGCTACAGCGGTAACAGTTGTTCCAGTATTTGCATCATTTATCTGTAAAGTTGAATAGTCAATGGAAGTTGGTTTGACACGCATGACAACAGGATTTGTAACTAAGAACCGAGCATTTGTTCCACTCGATTGACCGATACCATTTGCAAAGTATTGGTAAGCGGATTCTCCACCTTGTCTCCAGTAATAACGCTGACAGGCTGCTAATTCTAAAGCCTGTGTTGAAGCGTTAGGAGAATAAGCCGAAGCACTAGCAGCAATTTCAAGCTGCACACCTGTTACCTCAAAATAATCATTCGCAAGTGCTGTGCCGACTGGAGTATAAGCAAAACGAACTGCCAACTCTGTTGCTGTTGTTGAAAGCGTTGCGCTATAGCTAAATCGCTGCCATGTGGTTGTCAATGTAGCAGTCTGGCTGATTGCATCCGCTTCGCCTGTATAAGCCACCAGGTTATTTTGATCTGTGCCTGTGCCATAAATTACTTTAGCCTCTAAGGCATCGCTTGCAGATGAGTAGTTAGCACCTTTACGAGCATAGAAAGAGAAAGTCACAGTCTTTCCTACAAAAGGAATTGTATTAACTGTCTCAAAGTTATTAGCAAAGAAAATCTTAGATGTTCCAGTGTTTGCTAAGTCTCGCTGAACGCGAGCTGCGTACTGTATAAAGGGTAAGTTAGTTGTGTCATTAGTTACTTGACGGCTTATTGTTGAGCCAGTGGTGCCACCTGCTCTTAGTGCGCACCATCGGTCTGCTGTGTAAGTAGCCGATCCAGTTTGTGCAACAGAAGTGCCGCGCTGCCAAATAGAAAAATTAGAATTAAGAACACCATTTTTACCAGCGACATTTGTCGAGCCACTTGAACCCGCTGTAGCCCATTTAACTTTGCCAGCAGATGCTGCATCGCGAGTAAGGACTTGACCATCTGTTGCTGAGGTAGGGTCAATGTAATTGACTGTCCCTGATAGATCGTTCATGTTTGTCGCGCTTAGGACATCGCCTGTCGCGTAGTTAGCCTTCGTAGGCCAGCCTGCTGCCATTGTTTGCTCCTTCTAGTAGCTAAATACGGATGTACCTAGTATGCCATAACTTGTCGAATCTAAGATGAAGGCATCGATGATCGGTTCAGCTGTGGCGAACTTGACCTTCCAAGAATCGGGTTTAATTTGATGGGTTATTCCAAAGACTTGAACAGTCTTAGAAAGCTGTGTGTTATTCGGTTGGCTAGTAGTGACTTTAATTGGGCTGAAATAGTCCAACGCCAAGCCAGCGATTGTACCTGAACCGTAGTTATCCTGTTGAAGATCCAGAGTCAGTTCATCGACACGGATCGAAGTGTCTTTACGAGATGCAATAAAAGCCTGAGCATAATTGAGAGCTTCAGCATCGGTTTGCATCAGCAAGCCTGATTGATTATAACTATGAGTGAAGTATTGTGCAATAGAAGCTGAATCTGAAACTGTCTGAACTGATCCACCTGTTCGAGTAATCGTTGCTTTGTTGTAGATCTGGGTATCATCAAAAACCCATTTAACGTCAAAGTAACCGATGCCAGTGCCGTCATCTGCAAAGTTAGTGCTAGTGCCTCCTATAGAGCCCGCAGTGACCGCTCTGTCCTGAAATACGCACTTTCCATCGGCTCCCATGTAAATTGCACCATACTCAGTGATTGCGACTGTCTGAAGGGCTTGTAGGGCTGTTCTTTGAGTTGCTGGGTCTGCTTGTACAGTTGTAATTCCAGTATCCACATCCCGCATAGATGCTGGCCAGCCGACAGTGTCGAGAATCTTTGTGATACGAGATCCAGTTGTTTCACCAGCTGTAGCTCCAGTTACTCCAAAGAATTGAGCGTTTTGGAAAAGACGGAATCCATCGACTGCACTTATAGTCGTATAAACAAGATCGCCTGTGAACTTAGGTGTGGAAGTATTATAAGAAGTAATGTACCCAGCAAAGATCGGATAAGTTACTCCTAAGTAAGTTGCTGTAATAGCAATTTTGCGCATTGGACTTAAATAGGTGTAATAAGGACTTGATGGATTCTGAGGGTTGAAATTGCCATTTTGATCCAGAATGCGGATGCTTGCCGAGCCTGTATTAAATTGCTCAGCTGATAATTGACGTCCTCGATTGGTGCTGATCGTATCGACCAAATCAGAAACATCCACAATAAGAGCTGTGCTATCTGCTAAAACATCAAGGCTTCCCAATTTAGACTGATCTAAAATAAATGGATTACCAAAAGTTGCCCCAGTAGAAAAGTTAATAATTACATTTATAACTGGTCTGGTCATAATGACCCAGCAGTTGTTAAATAATCACCGCGTTTGTTTAAGCGGATAATTGTATCTTGAATAAGACCAGTCAATTCATCTGGATTAGCTATGGTGTTCGCATAGATGTTGATGGTTGCTGACTCGGCTTGGCGGAAGGACTGCAAAGCCCCTGAGTTGCTATAAATAGAACTTTGTTGCAATGCTGCAAGATCCGCTGCATTTTGTAGATCTAGGAGATCAGCAAAGGCATTGGCGCGAGCTGCTGCTGCATCTGCGTATTCGATCAGAGCATCCGTAGAAGCTGCTAAGGCATCCTTCATACTGACTGGAACAACAAAGTCTCCTTTTGGAATACCTGATCCTAAAGATGCGCTTGTCGCTGGCTTTGTTGTAGATGCTAGGTTTGCCTTTGCCAACAGGTCAAGCATTTCCTTAATCTTTGCTAAAGCAGCATCAAGGTTTGCTTGGTTGATTAGATCCGCTGGCTTGAGGCTATCAAGGATAGATTTGATGTCTGCAAGTTTTACATTTTGTCCAGTCAATACAGATAGAACTTTGAGATCTGTATTAAGTTTATTGGTTGCAGCCGTGATGGATGCTTCGTCCTTAGAGGCAATGGCATCTTCTAGGGCAAGAATGTCCTGCTTAACTCGAAGGCGAGCAGTATCGTTTGCAATCTGTAATTGTTGTGAACTAGAAGTTGCCTTACCTAATTGCTCAGCCTGAGAAGTTAAAGCTGCAGCAATTTGGATCTTATCCATGTCAAATACGCTTGAAGCAGTACCCAGTGCTGCATTAGCCTTGTCGATAGCCGTCTGTAATTGCTTGGCTTTTAACGCCTTTAATTCTTCAGCCGTCAATTTTTTGGTGTTATTTACTATCTTGGAACTTACCTTAAATTGAGATTCTAATGATTTAAGGTGCTGATTATCAGATGACTTTTGGATAGGTGCTTGCTTGCCCGCTTCGCGCAGTAATTGCAAATAACTGCCAACGATAGGGATCATGCCGACATTAAGGTTGCCGAATACTTGACCAATAATCGGAGTGGCTTTTAATTTATCGCCTAAAACTCCAATGCCACGAATAACATCTGCGAGATAAGTTGCTGTGTTTTCCATGTCTTTAGCGAGATCGCCAATAGTGTTGTCTTTGCCTAAAGTGGTCAAAGCGTCAATTAAACCTGTGCCAATAATTTCTTTTACATTGGCTGAAGCAACACCTAGTTTGTCAATAGAACCTTGAAAAGTATTAGCAGCAGCAGTTGCAGATCCTGCAAAGGTCGTACTTAATTGAGAAACGATGTCATCGAATTTGCCAGCTTTAAGATCTGCTTTTGAGATTCCAACGCCGAGTTTAGACAGAGCAGTATTATTGCCAAGATAAGCCTTGCTTAAAGCAGCGGTTACTGTTTCAAGATCCTTGCCAGTTGAGGCAGAAATGTCTAAAGATAGATTAAGAAGTTTCTGTGTTTTTGCTGTGTCGCGAGTTGCTACCGCTAATGTTTGGTAAGCAGGTCGTAACTTATCATCGACAATGCCGAACTCGCTCTGGAGTTGCTGTATGTAAGCCTCAGAAGTGGCAGCATCTCTTCCAAGCCCAACATTGTTGAGAGCCAAAGCAAGTTGTTGTTGTGCTTTTTGATCGGCCGCTGCCGCTTTGATCGAAGCTTTACCAAAAGCAAGAATCTGTTGTGACCCATAAGCAACACCTAGAGTCTTAGCGAGTTTTTTAACACTCTTCATCAACTTATCGGTGGAGTTCTCGGCCTTTCTAAACGCCTTATCGCCTGTGAACTCGGCTGCAATGTCAATAAATACATTAGCCATAGATTAGACCCTCGCCTTCGCGTTTAATTTATCCGCTGCGCCTTGAATGGCTTTGAGGACTGCTTCTCTTGCTTTACCATTGTTTTCTTCATAAGCGCGAAACAATGCGCGACCTTCCATCTTGTCATCACCCTTCATGGACGATGCATACTTTGCAGTCTGGTTTTGTACAAAGCGACTACTTGAAGTCTTGCGACCCATAGTCTCGTAAATTGCTCCAGCGGCAGTTTTATTGAAAACGCGAGCAAGTGATCGAAAGCCTCTACGATTTGGCTTAGAAGGTGTTGTCTTATAACCAATACCTGATTTGACCAATCGAGCATTGTAAGCAGGAAAACGAGATTGTGAATTAGGTCGAGCCAGCCATCCACTTAATACTTGTCCGTCATCTGGAAGATAACCTTTAGCAGCTTTAGTGATTGGTTTTAACGCTGCTCCGACTTCCTTCGGCAAAGCTTTAGCAAGATCAGGACTAAACTTACGCAAAGCCTTTCTAAGAGCGATACCGCCCTTTACGCTTGCTGGCATCGCTCACCTCTTTCGCTTCATCTTTAAGACCTTGAACTAGAGCATCTAGCATGTCTTTATCTAATTCTAATAAATGCTGTGGCGCGATCCCTAACCTAATGCTTAGCCTAGCAATTAGGTAGGTGAACGGAAGATCGCGCTTTAAGCTAAAGGGTCTGAGTCTAATACCTCAACACTCTTAAGTGTTTCGATAAAGTCAATCCCAAAAGGCTTAACAGATTCACCTGATCTGCGTGTTACTTCCCATGCTAACCAATAGACATCGCTCTGCTTTTCTTCATCGCGAAACGCCTTATGGAAGCCCTTTTTAGCGTACTGCTCAAACGAATACTCCACTGCTGGGGTTATTTCGCCTTCTAGTACGCTTCCATCTGTACGAACGATCTTTAGTTTTGCCATGGTTTGCCCCTTTGTTTAATTGTTTAGAATGAACCTGTTGTTGCTACTGCAACTGTTGAGTTAGCTGTGAAAGTGATTGACTGTGTGCCAATGTCTCCAACTGCTCCGTTGATGTCAGTTGTGTTGTTTACTAGCAATGAGACAGTGTAAAGAGGGTTTGTCGCTGAGACTGCTGTTCCCTTTGTCTGTAGGAATACTGCTGTGACAGTTGTTCCCCATGCTGCCTGAAGTGTTGCTAGAACATTTGCTGACGCTGTGTCGTTTAGGAAGTCGATTGTCACTGTTGATGACTCTAGACC